GGTTGTAGTGAATGCTCCTGTAGAATCATTATAAACTAAAGGAGAACTAGCAGATAGACTTGTAAGAGAGATAAATGCGGTAGAAGTATTATCAAAAGTAAATGCTCCAGTTGTATTACTATAAACTATTGGAGCAGATGCACTTAAACTTGTAAGACTGATATATGCTGTAGAACTATTATCAAAAGTAAATGCTCCAGTTGAATTATTATAAACTATGGGAGCAGTTGCACTTAAACTTTCTAATAATGCTATTGTACCTGTAGCGTCAGGTAAATATTGATTTTTGTTTGAGGCGATACTCATTGCTGTACCTCCTGCATGTAAATCTATGCGATGCGATGCGTCTTTATCAAAAATTCTTACAAAACCACTTACATCATCGCTAGGCGTATATTTAACTGCTAATCCTTTATTAAAAGTTGATAATGCGTCGCTTGTTATAGCATCAGAAAAAAATGATGTTCCTAATATATATAATTTATATCCACCAGAATTTACACTTGTACTAATAGAACCCAAAACTAAATTATTGGTAGCTTCATCGGCAAAAATATCATTATTGTTTTTAAAGAAAAAGCCATCTGCAGCATCTTTGAGGTTTAATCCTGTGATTTTCTTTATCGCACCTGATGAATCTTCAAGTAAAAAAATATCATCATCAGCCACTGTAGTAACTGCTGTTTGTTTACTTATATTCACATTAATTGTTTTTTTTGCTTTACTATTATCCAAAACAGAAATGGCATCACCAGCGATTATTTGTTCAATTGCTACGCCCTCTAAGCCATTTAATGACCTGATATTTATTGGTAGTCCCGATAAACTTCTGAATGACATTATACTGTTAGATTTGATTTTTTATTTTCCAATTTTTTATTTTCCAGATATAATTTATGTTTGGCTTTATATTTTTCAATACAATCAAGACACATTAAATATTTATTCAAAATCTGACAATCTTTACATTTAATTAAAAAAGTTGATGGATTAATTTTAAATTTTTTTTTCCTCTCGATTTGGGGATTAAAACAAAAACATTTATCATAAATATATTTAAAAACTACAATAAAACATTTTAAAAATAATTTAATAATTAGTTTAATCATTAAATTATATTCGGAAATTATTTTTATATTTTAATCTAAATCATCTGGATCAATATTCATAAAGTTCATAATACACTCACTTAAAGAAGAACGAGCATGTTCCAATAAATATATATCTTCATTTTTATCTGCATAACGAACTAAACCATAAATACCGCATATAAATTTTTTTAATTCAGCGATTTGTTTATTTTTTTCCCTTATCCTAGATTCAAAATCTTTGCTCATTTCTAATAACTCACCTTCCATTAAAATAAATAGAGATAATATTTTTATCTTACTATAAAATAAATGATGTTTTATAAAAGATTACTAACTCCAAAAGAGTATGAAAGACTTTTGAAAACTGCAAGAGAAACTGTCGCTAGAGATTATTTAAAACAGATTAAAAAACAAAAATATTTATGGTTCAGAAATAAATTATTTACTTGACTTTATTATAAACTAGCTCAGCGGTATTTTTACTATTCATCATGCCTTCCGCTAATTCTTTTTTATCTTTTTGGGATAAATCATTATTTTTATAAATATGAGTAGTATAAATACTTCTTAGCAAAGATGATGAAATATCTTTATTTAAATACTTTTTAAAAATTTTTTGTAAATATTTACTGATTCCGTTGGATGTCATTGGGGTATTATTCGAATTATTTATTAATAAAAACCCAGTCCCATTTATTTTCACCCACTTATTTATTAATCTGCGTAATTCGATATCTTTCACAGGAATATTTAGCTCACCTTTATATTTGGATGTTTTAAATTCATTTAATTTAAAATATGGTGCACCTTTCTTAACAACAAAATAATTTTTATCTTTATTCATTTCATCACCTTCTTTAATAACTTTCATATCGGCAAAATCATTTCTGGGTACTGGAAAATCTCTACCAGAGTATAAATAAAGAACTAAATATTGTTGTATCATATCTTTTTCTTTGGAAGTTAAATTTTGTTTAACTAATAATCCACTGGCCTCTTTTTTCAACCTTTTTAATAACTTTAATACATCGGGATAATCGATCCAATTTTGTTTTTGTTTTTCACTTTTTTCATTATCTTCATAATTATTGATAACTTTATTTTGTAACTCTTTTACTTTTTCCCTATAATCATGAATTACTTTTTCATACTTTTTATCATCGGATAATAAAGTAACAACAATTGCCGATAAATAATTTTTTTTGGTATGAACCATTTTATCACTTAATTTTTTTAATACCTCATCAATGTTTTTTAAAAAATCCAATGATTCAATTTCTGCATTACCATTAATCATTTTATGCAGTTTTGTGATATTTTGTACATATGCTTTTAAAGTAGATTCAGATATTTCTGGTTTTACTTTCTTTATTATTTTTGCGATATCCATTTTTATTTATAATAAGATATTTTTTTTTTATATTATTTATCATAAATATAAAATCAATTTTAATTAATCAGAAATTAATTCAATTAAATTTACATGTTTTTCAGTTTTCTTATGCCGTTCTAAATTTTTTCTAGTAACTAGGCATCCACATTCACATTTAACTTTTTCTTTTCTAAAATTATTGATTTTTTCTTTATTTTCTTCATAATATTTTTTATTATGTATTTTATTCAAAACTGCTCTTTTTTGTTTATATTCTGGCGTATTAGCACGTTCTTTTTCTGTTCTATTGGGAATATTTATATTAACACAATCATTATTTTCAATATGATATCTTTCCCTATTTTTTAATTGATAAATATCATTACAGTTAACATTTTCAATTAATTGAATTTCATAATCCCCATTTTTGAATATTTCAAAACTACTCATATAGTGTATATTATTTTTTAGCCAGTGTTTATAGTTACCCAAATGATGTTGCAACCTTTTAGAAATATATTTTTCACAAGTTGAACCAATGTAAATAAGTCCTGTTTTATTACAGACTATTTTGTATATTTTTGAATTTTCGTATTTGACCATTGTTTATCTTATTTTATCTTTATACCTTTAAATAAAATTCAATTTTAATTAAAGTTTTTTAATATTAATTGATTAAACTTTTTAAACATTCTCTTTGCTTTTGGAATTTGTAAATTAATGAATAAAAAATTATGTGGTTTATCAAAAACATACTCATATAATTGATTTGCCTCTTTTCGATCAAGTGGGGTAAATTCATCCCTGACTATCTCCTTTTCTGCTTTAGTACTATCAAAGAAAAACACTTGATTTGCTTGAGATCTGATTGTAAGGGGTATACTTTTTATTTTCTGAGTAACTATCCATACTGCAACCGATGAATACCTGTGGAGTATGTGTCTCCCGTTCATCACTAATTTTCGAAATACCGATAACGCGCGCCTATTGGTGTTTATATAGTTCACAGCATCGTCTAGGATTATCAGAACACGGTGTGGATCATCTTCCTCACCTTGACCTTCTTCAGAATCAATAATATCTTGTAAAATAATTTCAAGTGGTTCTTTATCTAAATTTATTATTTTATTATCTGGGAGATTAAGATCCATAGTATCACTCGGAGAAATATAATAAACTGAATTAAATACATTATTGTATAAATTATCCTCCCTTGTACCATTTAATAAAGTTTTGATCAAAGATGATTTCCCGGAGGCAGGCAATCCGACAATTAAACTAAGGTTTACATGATTAAGAAAATCACTTAGGTTTTCAGGTCTGTCAGCAGTATGAAATTTTGCTCCCCTGGATTCAATACCAGATTCTTTTTCAATAATTTTCATGATGACTTATATATATAATATTTATTTTTTTGTTTCTGTTTTTTTCATCATCATATCAAAAAGTTGTTTATTGCGAGTCTCGGTATTAATTAATTGATCTTGTGTAGTTTCCAATCTTTTATTATTAGTAGTTACCTGTGCATCGGGATTAAATAAAAATTCAGCAACTAAAATCAAAGTATAGGGAATGGAATTAAAATCTACTACATTATCATTATTATCACTAAATTTAATTTCTATATTTTTAATACTATTCGCACTTAATTTATGCTTAAATGGATTCGCATCTTCGGAATAATATAAAATACTAAAAGGGGATAAATTAACTGGAATAATTAATAGCTCGCCCCCATTTATTGCACCAACTGTACTTTGAATATTATCTCCCACTAAATTACTTTTCACATGTAATGAATCAAGTCCATCAGCCATATCAACTTGTAAATCCGATACGGCTGAAGCGGAAGTTGTAAATTCTACATCTGCATCAGAAAATCCTAATACTCTTCTTATGGAATCAGAGGCAAAAAACCCTGTATTAAAATTTAAAGTAGTTTTCGACGGATTTGTTCCTGAAGCGATTAAAAATGATGCTTTATTGGTGTTTACATCATAACTAACAGTATATTTAAAATTGAGTCCTGCGATTACAGATGAACTATCCATTTGTGTGTTGATATATGTTAATAATTCTGTTATACTGTAATTTCCATCGGGAATTGTTAGGGTTACGCCTGAAGACCCACCTGTTGTTTGTAGTTCAGTATATTGAAATCTATTATTATTTTGATTGGCTGATACACAATAAAAACTAAAAGGTATAAATGCTTTTTTAAGATATATTAATAAATCTTCATCTTTTCGTGAAACTATTTCTTGTTCTAATTCAAAACGTTTATGTCCATCAACATCACCAATTTTAGTACCCCTTTTGGAATTTAATATAATTTCAATAGGGTTACGAGGTATGTATCTAATTTTATTTACGTCACTCATTTATATATATTTATATTATTTTTATATTTCTTCCATTTGGAATTCCATTTGAGGTTCAACCATTGCGACCTCTTCTTCTTGTTGGGGTTGTTGGCGTTGTTCTGCTTGTCCAGGTACGAATCTATCTGGAGGTCCCGGTCTAAAATTTGCTCCATCTGGATCAAAATCTTGCCGCTCAAGAAACTGTCTGCCTTCATCGATCCCCCTCATCTCTGCCCCCCCGACTCTTGGTCTTTGTTCTTCATCCCGCTGTGCTTGTCCAGCCTCCGCTAACCTTTGCTGTGCATAACCTTCTACTAACCTTGCATCTCTTTGATTATCCCTTTCTCTTAAATTTGGTCTTCTGATTCTACCCATAACTCTTTCCTGTGCGACATTATCCAATCTGCGTTCCCTTAGTGCTTCTTCACTATTTAATCTATCTAGTGCCTGACCCCTTTCTTCATTTGCATTATTTAATGCTTGTCTTAAATTTTCCCTTGAATTTAATGAAGTTCTATCTCTATTCCTTTGAGCCATTTCTCTAACTATACTTCTTGCATCCTGTGCTTGTTCCCTCGCACCTAAATAACTTCTGTAAAGGGCTCCACCACCTGCTAATGCTCCTGCACCAATCAGTGCACCTCCTACCCATGGATTAACAGATCTACCAATTAAACCTTGATCTTGTAATTCTTCAGTTGTCATTCTTCTTGGTGCTGGTTGTTCTTGTACTGGTTGTTCTTGTACTGGTTCTTCTTGTACAGGTTCTTGTTGCATTCCGCCCCCTGATCCACTTGAGCCAGGTGGTCTTGGGGGAGGGGGTGTTGGTGCAGATCCCTGAGCTACACCCGCACCGTCTGGACCTGTTCTTGGTGCTTGATTCGGATCGATGGGATTTTGATTTATATCTGGTGCTCTCCTATTCATAAACCTCTTTAATTGATCATACATTTTTTTGAAGCCAGCACTTGTTGCACTATATGTTGCGAGTAAAACTTCTTTACTGGGTAAACTCTCTTGCACTGATTCAGCGAATTTTGATGCTTTTTCATATAAGTTATTTATATCATTAATCCCTAATGTCCCATTATTATATTTATCCCTCGCATTCAAAAATGCATCTTTGGCTTTTGCGAATTCTTCAACTGGACCTGCAGTGGCTTTTTTCAGTTGATCTTTCAAAATCCTTTCTGCAGTTGTTCCTACATTTGCTGGATTTAATGCTGTTTGAATTGGCTGTCCAGTTATTTTTTCAACTTGTTTCCCACCAGCCTTTAACATGTTAATTAAATTCATTAGCTCACTTTTTGATTTTGCTCCAGTTGTCCTTTTTGTTAATCTTTTCTTAATTTTTCCATATTTTTTGGGATCTTTTTCCTCTTTCTTTTTTTTCTTTAAGTACTTCCCTGCTAAATCTTTTAATTTTTGTTTTAATCTTTTTATTTCTTCATCTTGTTTTTTATCTTTAGTTTTTTGTCCCTTAATAACTTTTTTATCCTTTTGATTGTCCATCGTTATACTAATTAATAATATTTAATAATTATAAATTATAAAATAAACTAAAATAATCCTTTAAGTGCTGATCCTAATGCGCGACCAGCCTTTTTAATACCACCTTTTGCTCCTCGACCAATTTTTTTTGCTACTTTACTTGCCCCAGACATGGGGACTAAAGATAATCCCGCAAAAGTTGTATCAATAATTGTGTTAGGGTCACCTCCCGCTAATTTTTTTTGTAATGATCTATCCCCTGCTAATTCTTCGAGATAACCAATACCAGAAATCGGTGCAAGTGCAATATCTGCTCCCAAAGAAATCGGACTTAAAAATCCTGCTCCTCCCATCTTCTTAGCCAATGGATCATTACTTGCTATTGTTTTTGCTGGGACTTGTAAAGCCCTACCCACTGTTCTTAATCCACGCATGAATCCTTTACCAAAACCTTTAGTAAATACATTACGTTTTAATCCTTTTTTCACTACACCAGCGCCAGATTTAATTCCTTTTACACTTTTTTTTGCAATATTTGCAACACCAGATGCTAAAGAATCTAAAAATCCCATTTTATTTATATATATATATTATATTATTTTTATTTCATCTTTATTTTTACATTTTTCAGTTTTTTGATGTCTTGCTAAATTACATCTTGAAACTATTATGCCACATTTTTTACATTTTACTTTTTCACTTCTTTTTCCTTTTATTTTATCAAGATTTTTTGCATACCATAATTTCCAATACTCCCCTTTTTCCCTAATTGGAATATTATTATTAATGTTGGGTTTTAAATTTTCAATCCAATATCTTTCTCTACTTAAAACATCTTTATAATTTTCAGTTTCTAATTCTTCTAATATTGAATATTTCATTTCATTTAATTTATCTTTAAAAAAATCACATCTTATTTTTGCGACACGATTATTTCTTATATCATATTTATGTTCACTAATCCTTTTTTTAATATCTCTTATTGTTGATCCTATATAACAATTATTTTCATCGAGATATAACTTATAAATTTTTCCTTTTTTTAACATCGACGACTATAAATTTTCCAGATATATTAAAATATCAAAAAAAACGCACTTTTATATTAATTATCACATTTAGATTAATTATCACATATAAATAAATCTAAAATGTTACAAAATTTATAATAAAAATTAATTTTTATGTCTTAAATGATCATTTTTAGATTAATTGTAACACTTATATTTATTGTAATAGTTATTTTTTTTGTACTTTTTACATTTATTAACCAAAAATAGATTTTTTTGAAAACGGATTATCTGAATATGCACCAACAGGTAAATTTTTCATTAATCCTATATCAATACCTGTAAATTTAGGTTGAGATTTAATTGGAGGTTTTATTGTATCGATTGGCTTTTCTTTTTCTGGATGAGGTTTTTCAATATCTCGATTTAATCTCACTTTCTTTTTGTTCATTTTTTTAACCATTTATATTTATAATATATTTTTAATTACAGTAGGTACTCTTGTAAATTTACCTATTAATCCACCACCAGCCTGTAACCCAGTTCGGGCTAGTTTAATATTATCCCTGGATTTTGTGGGTAATTGATCAATTAAACCACCAACTGTTCCCCTGACTAATGTAGTTGGTTTACTTAATTGTGTTATTTGAAATTTTGGGTCTATTGCACTATTTACAAAATCTAATAATCCCATTTTGTTATATATTATAATAACATTTATTTTTTTGTTTTTCTTAACATGTCTCCTCCTATTTTCCTTTTTGGAAGTTTCTTTTTCTTTTTCATCATCATATTCATTAACATGACAGGTCTTTTTCTTTGCATCATCATAACAGTAGGTCTAGGTTTGATTCCTTCACTCATTGAAAACATATCTTTCATTATAAGTCCCGCCATTTTATAATGAATAATAACAAAATAAATTTAATTATAAAGAAAAAGTATATTTTATGCATCTAATTGTAAAATCAATTTTTTTAATTTTATCTGCTTTTTCAATATCATTCATAGTTGTTTTTTCCTTAATTATTTTAATTCTATCCTGATAAAATTCAATTTGTGATTCAGCCATTTTTATTTCATCTGAATAAAAATAGTGATTATATAAATTGTACATTAATAATAGTTAATATTTTATTTTTTACATTTCAATCATATCCATTTCTGATTCAGTTAATCTTCTTTTTCCTTTTTTACCTCCTACGTTAGGTTTACCTCCTGGTTTAAATTTTCCTTGTCTTTGTAGTTTCTTAGAAAGTTTTGTTGGCGCCTTAACCCCCTTTGATACTACTTTTTCAACTCCTGTTGCACCACGGGTTTGTCCTGTAACTTTAATATTTAATTTTCCTAATGCATTCATGATCCCGCTTTTTATTCCTTTTACTAGACGCCCTATACCTCGAGTTATCCCTTTGAATGCTTTTCCAGCGCCAGCCTTCAAGCCTTTTATTCCTTTTATAATTTTTGGGGCAGTTGCTTTCGCTACTTTTCCTATCACACTAAAGATGCTCATTTTTATATTTTTAGTTTAGAATTTATTTTTAACTTAATGTTCCTTTTTAAGTTTTTCATTATCTTTCCATTATTCCGTTTTACACCCTCTATAATTTTATCTTTATTAAATTTGGTTTGTTTCATTGGAACGAATCTTAGTGGAACTATTATATCTTTTATATTATTCATGTTTAATAAGTGTGGCATTTATATATATATTTATATTATTTATTTTTTACTTTCAATAACTGCTCCTGTAGCTGCACCAGCGACTGCTGCTCCACCAAGACCTAATCCAACTGCACCAGCCATTTTTAATGTCTGATCTACTGCAATATTTTCAGCGCCTTCTTTAAGTGCTGTATTTAAAAGTTTTTTACCACCTGATACTGCATCAAAAAGACGCCTCTTCCCTGCTTGTAACCATGTTTCGCCTGGTTTTAATTTTGCTGTGAGATTTTTCCATTTGGATGTTAGTTTATTCGCGGGATATATATTATTAAGTACTTTTGCTAATCTTTGCGCTTGTTCTTTTTTAACTAGTTTATCCCCAGCTCGTTTCTGCCACCTAGTTAATTGTTTAAAAAATGTTGAAACTTTTTCTTTAAAACTTCTACCAACAGGTGCTTTTGTTATCATGACCTTACCTTTTTTTGTAATACCCATAACTTGAGGTTTCTTTGGGAAGGCAGCCGCTTTTGCTCTTTTAAAACTATCAGGTAATGCTTTTATCTGGGCACCTAATCTTTTTACTCCCAATGATGCTTTTGTTGCTCCTCGTTTCACCCCCTTGACTATTTTCCCAGCTCCACGAGAAATTCCTTTTACTAGTTTCTTACCTAAATTTTTAACTAAACCTCCACGCAAAATAGAACCTCCTATTGAACTTAAAAAACTCATTTATATAATATTAAAACATTTTAATTTAACTTAAATACTATTGGAGTTTTCAACCATCTTTCAGTGGAATGATTGAATCTAATTACTCCGGTAGTTCTCCAATCTGGTTTTTTACCGAATAATTGATCTAAGTATTTTTCTGGCTTATTTGCACCTTTTATTTTCAATGGCCCGAATCTATATGTTTTCAGTGGGAAATAAATATCAGTTTTCGGTTTATCAGTCCATATTTCCCGTGACTTTTCAGTTTTATATACCAATCTTTTGTTAACTATTTCTCTAGTGAATATATCCAATGCTGGATATTTATAATTTTGTAAATGTCCGCGTTTATATAGTTTTTTACCTCCCCGTCTAAAAAACACTTTATATCCAAAAAAGATAGGGACATATTTTAAGTCTTTAGGTAACTTATCCAAAACAGATTCAATTTTATCATCCGGGTCTAATATACCAATATCCATATCATCATCCCATGGCACCATCTCTTTATGGCGTATTGCACCTAAAAGGGTACCACCTTCAGCGAAGTATGTTATTTTATTTTTTTCCAGTAAATTTTTAGTCGTTTGAAGTAAGTAATATAACTTGTTTTTAATTTTATCAGGTAATAATTTATCTTTTGGTAAACCTTCTGGGATACTCATTTATAATAAACTAATATAAAAAATTGATTTTTTGTATCTAGTCATTCTGATGAATTATGATATCATTTATTTAGTTTTAAGGGTTTATATCAATTATCATAGAATGACTGCATCAATAAAAAAAATAAATTAATATAAGCGTCTTTTGTAGTGCCAATTTTTACCGACTACTAAATCTCCTTTATACATCACTGGATTTGCAAGGGGTGCAGTATTTGGAAGGCTCAATGAATGTGGATTTGTCTGGCGCTTGTTCGCTGGCTTTCGTCGTTGATAAGGCATGTTTATTATTACTTAACATTTTTTTTTTATCCATTCTTTTTTTTATTTTCCACATTTTTTTTAAATGAGCTAAATGTCTTTCATTTGTTTTAATATGTTTTTCAAAATTTCTACCTAATGCGTCCAATTTGATTATATCTCCACATATACATTCTAATTGCTGATTCCACTTCATTATAAAAAAATGTATATATATATCTTTAAATTATTATAAATCACGATGCGCATCGTAACTATCCAAAACTCTAAACCGATATCCATTATGTTCAAAAGTTTGTTTTATCATTTTAATTTCTGCATGCACACCTTTCCCTTTTGTAATGATTTCAAAATCATCTTCATTATATTTTATCCACATTAGCAAAACTGGTGGAGTTGGATTTGCTCTTAATCCACCAACATATTTTCCATAGGCACTAAACCAACATTTTGTCGTTTTATCTTTTTTATTTGTATATTCACCAGGTCTTGCATAGTATCTTACACAGGCTGTATATTTTCCTGCTATCGCTGCTTGATTAATCAGTTCCTTATCGTTGGATTTTAAAACTATCTTGAAAACTTCATCAAGATTCTCTTTTGTTTCTTGTAAATCCTTTTTAGTATAATTGAACTTTTGAGCGATAGAGTTCTTTTGAACTTCAAGTGCATCATACTGATCTTTAGCATTAGCCAAGTATGCGTTAACCATTTGTTCGTGAGTGATTTCTTCCATTTATATTTCAACACCATATATCGAAATGGAAAAAGTAAAAATCAATTTTTTTTAACTCCAGTTACTATCATGAAATGTAAAAAAAATTGGATTAAAAATATGACTATTAATAGAGTATTGCATAATCTCTTCTGATATCATCTTCTTTTAAATCTTCACACGTAACTATGTCGCATGGTTCAGCCCACTCATTGGGGTACCCACACTCCTCTAACTCTAACCAAGAATAATAGTTCCACCACATTGGACCAAGTTCATTATAAAAACCCATAAATTTTTTTATGTTTTTATAATGAACTTGGTTAATAGCCATTCTCAACCACCAGATATTACAGCCATAATCTTCATCATATTCTGGCACAGGTGGTACTTCTGCATTATTAATCCAGTAATCAAAAACATTTTGTTTCGCTTCTTCGGAAGTTTCAGACTCCCCTCTCCAACAATTAGTGGTCGGTCCGCCTGGAGCGCAAAAGTCATTTGGATGGGGTTCGCACCAGGCACTGCTGCCATAATGTTCTTTAACATCCTGAATATAGTCATTAATTTGAATCATTAAAGAACGATGATTCTGTTCGACTTGTTCACCAAGATAATGACTATAAATCTCATATCTAAGATCTTCTGGAATCTTTCTGTTTTTCATTACATCAATATAGTTCATTTTGATATTGTACACCATATATCGAAATGAAAAAAGTAAAAATCAATTTTTTTTAACTCTAGTTACTATCCTAATTTGTAAGACTATTATTTGAAAGAAAAACAGACGTTTATTTGACCGAATACATGCGACCATCCGCGGTAAAGTGGATGCTCATGTCGATGGAAGTTATAAAGTCCACACGATGGGCAGCGGAGACTGTTGCTCGGAAGTTAGGTCTGAAACTCATCTGACCAACTGTAGTAAGGTTAGCTCCTGAGTACACTGATGGATTGGTGGCACTGTTAAAGTCCTCCAAAGGTAAACCTGCAACGAATTTACACGCAGTTCCGATAGTATTAGAGTAGAACAATGTACCGGTACCAGCGGGAGTTACTAAAGTATTATGGTTGATACTTCCGATTACGCCCATACAATCGAGTACTTGTGCGTAAGCCTGGGCATAGTTTTGAGCGTTTGCGGTATTATCAACCTGGATAGGCTGGCTTGGAAGAGTTTTACCAGAAATTTCCCAAGAGTATTCTTGGATAGAGCCACCAGACCTATTTCTGATGGAGTGTTTTGCGATATCGGTTATATCCGCTTCGGCACGGACTGTGGCAAGAATATATTTGGCAGACCTTGGGTTAGTGCTGAATGGAAGGTTGGTAACTCCCGCACCAGTTGATGCAGCGATTTGGGCTTGGTTGTGCAAGAAAGATTCAGTAATGTAGTTCACACCAGTACTTCCTGATTCCATAAGAGTTTGTTCAAAGGATTCATTAAACATCTGGTTGAATCGGATCTGTTTGGCTCGGATTTGCACGTTTTCAACTTTATATCCACCAGTGCAATTTGCTGGTGTTTCACATGTAAGAGCGGTCGCCGCGTCTTCTAATTCCAAGACCAAAGATGTAGCCTGTCCCACCAGGTATCCCAAAGGCAAAAGGTATTGACCAGAGGTAAAACCTGTCATAAGTCTGTCGACTAAAACGATGTTACCACCGTCAGCCAACGATGCTCCCGCTGCTCCCTGAACAAAAACAGAAGATGCATTAGCGGCATTACCGTCTGGCGAACCACCAGCCAAAACTTGTTCAACCGATGCTTTATGATTATTTCCATAAGAATAATCATCCATAACGGCACTTATGAGGTTATAATTATTTATGTACTCAATTTGTTCACCCTGAGAATTTAATACAGATACTGATTTAATTAAATCAGACAAAGTAGGGTTTACTTTTGAATCATCGGCATCAGAACCACTATCAAAAGATCTATTTGTAAATTTAAGGGATAATACTGAATCAGACCAATCTATCCAGGCTTTATCGGAGACTGGTAAATTAATTCTTATGAATTTATTGGAGGCTGGGTTATACTCTGTGAGTTCGGAGCGGAAAATAACCAACTCTGATTCGGCACTAACTCCTTCCACTGGATTATTTGAAAATTGTACTTGATCGGGATTACTCATTGTTTTATAAATAACTATAACATTTTATTTTTACTCTTGTTAAAAATATGAATTAATTAATGTATAAATACAGAATACTAAAATTGGATTTTTATAAGTAAAGTACAAAATTTTCAATATCATTATTAAACTTTTTAGAAAAAAGTTTCCAAAAATAAATTTTTATCTTGGGATATAAATATATATGATTTTATTAATTCCACTTGGCGGTATTGGGAAAAGGTTTAGAGATAATGGATATGATAAGCCAAAGGCTCTGATTAATGTATTTGGTAAACCTATTTTATACTATTTATTGGATAATATAAATTTTACTTCATTGGATTATGTAATACTCCCATATAACAAAGAATATAAAAAATATAATTTTGAAGATAAATTAAAAAAAGATTATCCAGATATTAAATTTAAATTTCACTGTCTTGAAAATAATACAAGAGGTGCTTCAGAAACTATTAATATTGCACTTAATAAATTGGCACATAAAGAATCTGATTGTCCAATTATTTGTTTAGATAGCGATAATTTTTATTTATGCGATATAATTAATAAATGGAATGGGGAAAATTGTGTTTTTTCCCATAGGGATACATCAATTAATCCTATTTATTCATATATAAAATGTTCCCATGATAATTCTATCACTGATATTGCAGAAAAAGAAAAAATATCAGATTTTGCATGTACAGGTGGGTACGGTTTTGATTCTGTTAAAAATTTAATAAAATACACAGAACAAGTTATTAGCGAGGGTGCAGATAAAGATACAGATACCGAATTTTATACAAGTGGAGTAATTCAAGAAATGATAATGGATGGATATAAATTTAAAAATAAAGAGATTTCAAAAAAGTATTTTATTTGCTTAGGTACACCATTTCAATTAAAATTATTTTATAATAATTATCCCAGAATAAGTTCCCTGAATAATGTTGAATTAATTAAACCTAAAAGAATTTGTTTTGATTTGGATAATACACTTGTAACTTTCCCAGATATTCCCAATGACTATACAAGTGTAAAACCAATTATGAAAAATATAAATTTATTAAAATATTTAAAACGTTTAAATAACACTATTATCATTTATACTGCCAGAAGAATGAAAACATATCATGGGGATATTGGAAAAATAAATGCGGATATTGGAAAAATAACTTTTTCAACTTTAGAAAAATATGATATTCCCTATGATGAAATTTATTTTGGAAAACCATATGCAGATTTTTATATTGATGATCTTGCAGTAAACTGTTTTGATAATATTGAAAAAGAATTAGGGTATTATAATAATGTAATAGAACCTAGAGATTTTCATTCCATTGAACATAATACCATTGAAATTATCACAAAAAAGGGGATATTAAATGGAGAAATTTATTTTTATAAAAATATACCTATTGAAATAAAAGATTTATTCCCCCTTTTTTTTGGGAATATTGGGAATAATTTAAAAATTGAAAAAATTAATGGGATTACATTAACCGATATGTATTTATCTGAATTATTAACTGAAAGTACCCTGGAACATGTATTAAGAAGTATGGAAAGAATACATAATGTTAATATAGATAAAAATGATAATACTAATATATATCAAAATTATAAAAATAAGTTGATTAAAAGATATGAAGAATATGATTATTCATCATTTGAAAATAGTAATTTAATTTATAATGATTTATTAATTAAATTAACTCATTATGAAAATAATGATAAAGGCATTAAGAAAGTAATACATGGAGATCCAGTATTTACTAATATTTTAATTAATAATTATGATAAAATAAAATTTATT